TGTAAAAAATTGGGATAAGGCGATAGGAGAAAGTAAGTAATGCCAGAGTTAAATGCAAACATACCACCAATTGAATGCTATGTTCGTGGTAATTTTTTAAGAGATCAAGAAGATAGTCACGATCAATATTTTCCATGCGTTATTTTTGGAGTCTCAAGTATTAAAGCAAGAAGCCCACTGTTTCATTTTATGATGGAAGATGGTGGCATTTGGTGGAGAATGCCTATCAATGCATTTTGCACAAAACCTGGAGTTCCAGAAGAGCCAATTCATAATTTAGTTTTATGGAATTCTTTTAGTCCACACGTTTCAGTTACAAAGTTTCAAGCATTAAGCAATATGAGAATGTCTTATATTGATAGAAATAAAACAAATGTTCCTGGAACATATTTATTTACACTTGACTGGCATAGCCCAGAAACAAATATTTTGGATGATGGATACTCTGAAAATCCAGGACAACATAAGTGTGGTCACGTTATTCAGAGAGATGATGGTAATTTTGCAATCCAGCCAAATAATCGGGTAAGAATAAAGGAGCCATCCTTTGTAACAAAGAAAGATCTAGTAATACAAAGACTTATAAATACAAAAAAATGGGATGTTGAGAGTTACGATAAGTGGATTCTTGAGGACTCAAATGCTTATAATTACGATGTTTTAGACTCTGAGGTTGACAAATAATCTCATGGCTGCTAAACTATATACATCGGAAGTCTATATGCGTAAGAGGTACCTTATGGATAAAAAGACTCCAGAGGAGATTGCAAAGGAGTGCGGAGCCAGTGTTGAGACTATCTACGTATACCTTGCTAAATTTGGATTAAGGAAATCAAAAAGATGAAAAAGATTAAATATCTTATGTTTATATTATCGTTAGTAACTGCAGTAGGATTTGTAACTGCAATATCTGCACTTAAAAATATTCCAGAATCTTTTGACTGGAACCTAGAGGAAGATGAAGATGAGAATTATTAAACATTTTATAGATGTTGCAAAAGCCCTTACACAAAGACTATTTTGTAAACATACAGAGTCTTCAATATCATCTTGCCCATTTACTGGTAGAACATATACAAACTGTTTGAAGTGTTTTAAAAGATTAAAGGTTGAGGTAACTCCGTGAGTGACAATCTTCACATTACTGTTGATCAGGTAAACCATCCTCTTCATTACACATCAGATCCTTCTGGGGTTGAATGTATTCAAATTACTAGACATAGAAACTTTAATATTGGTAATGCATTCAAGTATTTGTGGAGAGCAGGACTTAAAGATGAAGCAAAAACTATTCAAGATTTAGAAAAAGCCATTTTTTATATTAAAGATGAAATAAATAGATTAGAGGGAAAGTATGTCAAGTGAGGCAGAACTTATTCAGCATCTTGATGAAGTTAATCAAGTAGTTACTGAATACCTTAAGGGTAATGATCCAACAGTTATATCTAAAGAGTTAGATATTCCAAGAACCCGTGTTGTATCTTTAATTAACGAGTGGAAGGTTATGGCATCTGCTAATGATGCAATCCGTGCTCGTGCTAAAGAGGCTTTGGTTGGAGCAGATACACACTATACAAAATTAATTACAAAGGCTTACGAAGTTATTGATGAGGCAAGCCTGTCAACAAACCTTACAGCAAAGACTGCTGGAATTAAATTAGTTTTAGATATTGAGTCAAGAAGAATTGACATGCTTCAAAAGGCTGGCCTTCTTGAAAATAAAGAACTTGCTGAAGAGATGATTGAAATTGAAAGGCGACAAGAAGTTCTTGTTGGAATATTAAGAGACATTGCTTCAGAGCATCCAGAGGTTCGTGACATTATCATGAAGAGGCTTTCTGCTATTGCAAAAGAAGGAGAAGTGATTACTGTTGTCCACGATGTTCAATGATTTTCTTGAGGTATTAAAAGAGAATCATTTTGTTGAAACCCCAGTTGATGTAAAGACATTTGTCCAGTCACCTGACTATCTTGGTCAACCACTTTTATCTGATATCCAGTACGAAATTGTTGAGGCAATGAGCCAAATCTATCGTAAAGAAGATTTGATAGAGATTATGGGAGATGTTGAAGGCACCAAGCACTTTAATAAGTATACAAAGAATGAACTAATTCTTCAACTTGGCAAGGGTAGTGGTAAAGATTTTATTTCAACAGTAGCCTGTGCATATGTAGTATATAAACTATTATGTCTTAAAGACCCAGCAATCTATTTTGGTAAGCCTGCAGGAGATGCAATTGATATTATTAACGTTGCCGTTAACGCACAACAGGCAAAGAACGTTTTCTTTAAAGGTTTTAAAACAAAGATTGAAAAGTCCCCTTGGTTTGCTGGAAAATATAATGCAAAGGCTGACTCAATTGAGTTTGATAAAGCGATTACTGTTTATTCTGGACACTCAGAAAGAGAATCTCATGAAGGTTTGAACTTACTTATGGCAGTTCTTGATGAGATTTCTGGTTTTGCAAGTGAAGTTGTATCTGGAAATGAGCAAGGAAAGACTGCTGATAATATCTACAAAGCATTCCGTGGAACAGTAGACTCTCGTTTTCCAGACCTTGGAAAAGTTGTTTTGCTTTCATTCCCACGCTATCAAGGTGACTTTATTTCTCAACGATACGAATCTGTCATTGCTGACAAAGAAACTATTGAAAGAACACATACATTTATTATGAATGAAGACTTGCCACATGACGATCCAGGTAATCAATTTCAAATCTCGTGGGACGAAGATAACATTCTTCAGTACAAAATTCCAAGGGTCTATGCATTTAAAAGACCTACATGGGAAGTAAACCCAACCCGTAAAATAGAAGACTTTAAATTAGCATTCTATACTGACCTTGGTGATGCCATGATGCGTTTTGCTTGCATGCCAACCTACTCATCTGATGCTTTCTTTAAGCAGATTGATAAGGTTGAGAAGTGCATGAACAGTAGAAATCCATTAGATTCATTTAGAAGGTTTGATGAAACCTTTGTACCAGACCCAGACAAGACTTACTACATACATGCTGACCTTGCACAAAAGCACGATAAGTGTGCGGTAGCAATTGCTCACGTAGACAAGTGGGTAAATATTCAGGTAATTAAAGATTATGAACAAGTAGCACCAATTGTAGTAGTGGATGCAGTTGCATGGTGGGAGCCAAGAGCAGAAGGTCCTGTTAATTTATCTGAAGTTAAGCAGTGGATTATGAACCTACGCAGACAAGGTTTTAATATTGGCATGGTTTCATTTGACCGTTGGCAATCATTTGATATTCAGAATGAATTGCAGGCCGTTGGAATTAGGACAGAGACAGTCTCTGTTGCCAAGAAGCACTACGAAGATCTTGCTATGATGATTTATGAAGAGCGTGTTTCTATTCCAAGAATCCCTATCCTATTAGAAGAAATGTCAGAACTTAAAATCATGAAGGGTAATCGTGTAGATCACCCACGCAAGAAATCTAAGGACTTGGCTGATGCTGTAACTGGAGCGGTATTTGGAGCAATATCACATACACCAAAGAATAATAATACTGAGATAGATGTCCATACTTGGTCTTCTTCTGCACGATTTGCAGAGAAAGACAAGGGTATGGTAGAATTAGATAATCGGAAAATGCCTGACGATGTTAGGGATTTTTTAGATGGCTTTAATTTAATTTAACTTTCTGGTCATTGGACCAGACAAAACTAACAAGGAGAAATAACGAATGAATTCATTCAAGAAGATCGCACTAGCCGTGGTTGCAGCCATGACTTTGGGCATGGTCGCAGTAGCACCTGCAAATGCTACAGTAATGACAGTAGCGGTAACGCTAGATGGAACAGCGAACACTACTAACGGTGTAATCGCTACACCTGCGTCATTGCCAGTCCCAGCAGATAATACAATCGATGCAGCAGATGCACTACGCTTTGTAGCAACAGTAGCAGCAGGAACATCAGTAACTGCAACTGCAACTAACGCAACAATCGTATCAGCACTACACACATCAGCAGCACCAGTCGGAGCATCGTCAGGATCATCATCTTTGACAATTGCAACAGGCACTGGAACAACTGCAACATTTTTTGTCTACACAAAGACAACAGCAATTGGAACCGTTGTAATCAACAA